TTGTTATATATGAAGCTCCTTATAAAAACGCAAAGCAGCAAGTTCCTGTTAATATGTATATAATTTGTCATGATCCATATGGGCAAAATCAATCTGCAGATTCTATGTCCTTAGGAGCAGCGTATGTAATTAAAAGACCTAATAATTTATCTCAGCCTGACGATATGATTGTAGCTTCTTATGTAGGGAGACCTAAAACTCAAGATGATTATAATAGAAATCTATTTATGCTTGCAGATTATTATGGGTGTAAAATAGGGTTTGAGAATGACAGGGGAGAAGTTATAGCATATGCAAAACGACATAGAAAGTTACATAGGCTTCAGGAAGAGTTTGAAATGTTAGATAAAAAAGAATTAAGAAGTAAGACAGTAAAGCGTCAGTTTGGTATGCACATGACTGAAGCTAGGAAAAGACAAGGAGAAATATATATCAGAGATTGGTTAAATTCTCCTAGACATAAGTCAGAAGATGGAAAACAAACACTAAATTTGCATAAAATATATGATCCTGCTTTCTTAATGGAGCTTATAAAATTTAACCATAAAGGTAATTTTGACCGTGTTATGGCTTTTATGATTGGTATGTTCCACACAAGAGAACTATATAATGCAGAGGTTCAAGATGTACTAGAAGATAGGTCTCACGACGATTGGTTTGACAGAAACCTGTTCTAGTGGTATATATATAAAGACGAGAGTAATATTTACTCTTGTAGTTAAAACGACAGTAAATTTAATTAAATTTGTAGATTATGGGATACGAAAAAATACCTAGACAGAAACTTCCAATGTCTAAGAAAACAGAAAGTTGGAGACGAGCATGTGTTGAAGCATATATAGATCTCTCTAATCAAGGTACTGGATTCACATCTAGTAGGGAAGACTTGAGAAGATATTATGATTACTATAACGGTATAGTTGATGAAAATGATTATAAGTATGTATTGCAACCTTATGGAAAGTCTAGGAAAAACTTCCCATCGCAAATGCGTAATTATCCCATAATTAAACCTATAATCGATTTACTTTTAGGAGAAAAATCTAAAAGACCCCTCAATTATACCGTTACAGTTCAAAATTCAGATTCTGTTACTTTAAAAGAACAGGCTAAGAATGACATGTTAATGGAAAACTTTAAAAAGCAATTCGTTAATGAATTAGGTGAGAGAGGTGTAGAAACTGGTATGGATCCAATGGATGTACAAGTACCAGATCATATACTACAATTATTTGAGAATTCTTATGTAGATAACCGTGCTATAATGGGGCAAAAAGCTTTAAATTATATTGTACACAATGAAAACTTAAGAGAAAAATTTAATAAAGCTTGGTTTCATTTTTTAGTTTCAGGAGAAGCTTATACTCACAGAGGAGTGAGAAATGGAGAAACTTTTTACGAAGTATTAAACCCTTTAGATATTGATTATGATTTAGATCCAGATTTAGATTATGTAGAAGATGGGGATTGGGCTTTAGTCAGAAAGTATGTACACGCCTCTACTGTTATAGATAATTACTATGATTATTTAACAGAGACACAAGTATTAGAGATGGAAGATCCTAAACACTCTGAAGGAGATAATTTCTTTTTACATGCTAGCTCAGCTGCTAAAAATCCTAATTCATATAGAAATAGATTAGTAGAAGTTATAAATGTATATTGGAAATCTAGAAAGCGTATAGGATTTATGGCTTACTTAGATCCAGTTACAGGTAATATGGAAGAGAAAGAAGTTGCAGATGGATTTAGAATGTCTGCAGAGTTAAAAGAAACTGGAGCACAAATAGAATGGCTGTGGGTAAATGAAGTATGGGAAGGAACAAGAATAGATGGTAGATTTTTTATTAATGTTCGCCCAATAGCAAACCAAAGACAATCAATAGATGATGCATCTACATGTAAACTACCTATTAATGGTAGGAGATATTCAGATGTTAATTCCCCTAACATTTCACTAGTACAATTAGGTATTCCTTATCAGCTGAACTATAATATATATAAATATAGATTAGAATTAGCAATTGCTAGGAGTAAAGATATAGTTGCACAGTTTGATATTAATATGATCCCTAAGAAATGGGATATGGATAAATTCATGTATTATGTAGAAGGTACAGGTATTGCATGGGTGGATTATAATAAAGAAGGTATACAACTTTCACCTCAACATCAGTCTGTTTTAGATATGTCTATTAAAACTATATCTCAGTATATAGAATTATTAGGATCTATTTTAGCTGAATGGGAAAAACTTTCAGGAGTTACAAGACAAAGACAGGGAGAGATAGGACAGTATGAAGGTAAATCATCTTCACAGCAGGCTATCGTACAGTCTTCACATATTACAGAAGACTTATTTAAAAAGTTTGAGGGTATGGAAAGAAGAGATATGCAAGCTCTAGTTGATTATTCAAAAGAAGCGTGGCATACTGGGAAAAAAGGAATGTATGTAATGCCTGATGGAACACAAGAATTTTTAGATATAGACACTGTTGGGTATATGGAATCTAACTTTGGAGTATTTGTATCTAACTCTGGTAAAGATCAAGAGAAGCTAGACATGATAAAAGGTATGTCTCAAGCTATGATTCAAAATGGATTACCAGCTTCAGCTGCAATGGAAATTTTTGAGTCTGACAGTTTCCCTGTTATTAAAAGTAAAATTAAAAAAGCAGAGAAAGCTCAGCAGGAATTAGAAGCTGAACAAGGTAAAGCACAACAAGCACAAGCACAAGCGCAATTAAAAGCAGAGCAAGAGAAATTACAATTGGAATTATCAGAGAAACAAAAAGATAGGGACAATGCAATTAAGATAGCAATGATTCAGGCGGAAGGTGCAGATATAGCTCAAAGTGTTAATCAAAGTAAAAGTATGAGAGATTTTTCTACTACATTAAAAGATCTTGATATTAAAAGTTTATCTCAACAAGAAGTTTCTAGGGCAAATAAAGCAGACGAAGCAATCAAGAGAGATGGGTTAAAACTTAAAGCTCAAGGTGATAAAATTAAAGCTAACACAGAGGGTAAGAAAATACAAGCTATGAAAGATAAACCTAAAGCCTAATGGATAACGAAGCTAAAATGCAAATTATTAAGCAGGCTATGTCTGAAGGATATAAAGGAAACTTTACAGATCTTATCATACAGCAAGAAGAAGCTATGCAAAAGCAAAATCAAGAGCAAGAACAGCCTGAGCAAGTACAAGAACAACCTCAACAACAGCCTATGCCAGGAGGAATGGAAATGCCTGAGCAAGTTAATGGGGATTTAGTACAGTCATACCAAGATGCTCCTCCAGGAATTTCCAACAATCCTACGGGAGGAGATGTAAGTAATGTGGTTACTGATGCAAATCAGTATAAAGACGGAGGTGCTTATAGAGTTTCTGAGATGATCGAGTATGAAAATGGGGGACCAAAGGTATCTGATAAAGCAGAAAAAATACGTAATGATGTAAAAACTATGAATTTTAAAAGGTATGGAGGTGTAAGTGGATATGTATCTAAATATCAAAAGGGTGGTATGAAGATGATAGATCCTAACGCGAATGAGGGTTCAGGTGATGCTAAGGTTGGTAGAACAACACAATCTACTTTAGATTATAGCAAAGGAGAGCAGAAAACACAGGAAATGATGGGTGAGGTTCAAGACATCGCTAATTGGGCTCCTGTAGCGGGAGAGATTATAGATGCTAAGCATGCGCTTACAGATTTAAAAAATAAAGATTATACTGGGGCTGCGCTAAACGCGGCTGGGTTTGCACTACCATTTGTACCGGGAGGAGCTTTAAAGAAAGGATATAAATATTTGAAAAATAATACTTTTGGTAAAAAATTAGTTCAGAGTGATGATAAACTTTACAGAGGTATAGGTCCAAAAGGGTACACCGATCTTAATAAATCAGGTGTCTTAAGAGCAAATCAAGATCCTACAAAAGTTATGTCTGGTTCTTTTGATATAACAAAACGCTTTAATAATACATATGTTAGTCCTAATGCTTCTACAGCTGTAAAGTATGGTGACGGGGTTGTAGCTGAAATAAATAAAAATTCTGCTAAATTCTCAAATACATATTCTGATAAATCGTGGAGCATGTTTACACGAGACAAGATTCCTGTAGACCAGGTTAACACGTATAAAAAAAATCTT